CATCCCCTTTTTTGGACCAAGTTTAATCTCCCATTCCCATCCGCTCTTTCGATTTCCATCGCCTTTCACTCCTCGCCACCGAGCAACAGGCTGAAGAACTGCGGAAAAAATACGGTGTAGAGCCGCGATGCACGTTCCTTGACATTGGATTTGAGCAGGAGCGCATGGCGGAAATTATTGCTCGGTATGGATGGCGAGGAGTGAAAGGCGATGGAAATCGAAAGAGCGGATGGGAATGGGAGATTAAACTTGGTCCAAAAAAGGGAATGAAGGAGATTCGGCTTTACTCAAAACGCTGGTTTGCCAAGGCAAAATCAGGCGCAAGGGCTGAATGCTACCACGTCGCAACAGAGCCTTTGCAGCACATCCTTCAACGTCTAATTAACGGCGAGGGCGCTGAATGGCTGGCGTATGACGACGCACCGCCGACCTACCAGAAGCACCTCAACGGCGAACGGTTAGTCACAACCGCAGACGCACGAGGCCGAGAAGTGAAAAAATGGGACCGATTCGGAGCTAACCACGGGCGAGATTGCGAACTTTACGCGCTAGCCTCCGCGCTCATGTTCAAGGTATTCACGTTTGAGTCTGCGGATTCCTAACGGGCTAACAAAACAAAGGCTTGCACTTCTCTAGCAGGATGTTAGGGATTCGGCATGTCGCCATTCGCCCAAGCCCGAGCAATCTTTAAAGCGGTTAGGGGAAATCCCGCCGCGATTAAGGTGCAAAAGGATGCTTTTCTCGCCCTAACTGCTTCTATTACAAGCGGAAACGGTGGGATGCAAATCACGAATAGTCAGGTTAATGGGCAGGGATTCACAGCTTCTCATTCATCGACTCCGCAAGAACGTCTCAACGTGTTGTCGATTTTAATGACGATGATCGAGAACGACACCGCAGGATCTAAAACCGTAGTGGGGAGGTTCCTTTGAGTCAGATCGTCGATGAATTTGGCCGCCCAGCATTTTTGGCGCGAGGAGCTAACCGCAAAGCCGCAAGGTCCGCAAACCTTGGAGGCGGAGAGCGCCCGTCAGAAACGCGCAATTTCCGCGACCTCGGAAAGGTTGTGCCGAAAGCTGACAGGCAAATGCTGGTGTCGGCATCCAAAACTCTTTATCTCAACTCGCCTCCGTTGATTTCAGCAATTGACCAAAAAGGGATGTATTCCGTGGGCAATTCCTACCTCCCGGTTTACCGCGGAATGGATACCGAGTGGGGGCGCATTGCCAAAAACTGGCTTGAAAACGAATGGTATGAAATTTGCAACATTGCAGGTGGAAACAATGATTTCGTCACAGACCTCTATATCGACTCCGTGGCAATGGATAGAGACGGAGAGGTTTTTGAGTATTTTACGCAAACCCGCGATGGATACCCGCAGATTCAAATCATTCCATCCCACCGGATAGATGCTGGCGGAATGCCAGACGGCAGAATCTCCCTTGGAAGATATTCAGGCGGTCAATTTTATCACGAGGATGGAATCGTTTATTGGGCAGACACTGGAAAACCCGTGGCTTATTCGTTCGTCGATGCCGAGGGTGTCCATGAAAAATTCATCGACGCTGCGTTTATCAAGCACACGTTTGACAAGGCTTGGCCGGAACAAAAGCGCGGTTTGCCGTTATTTTACGCGACTCTTAACAATCTGAGAGACGTTTTACAATCCGAGGAGTGGGAGCGGATGAATCTGCTTTCCATGTCGTCGCTGAACTACACGATCCACAACGAGAGCGGTGGGCCGGATGTTGATGAGCCGGATTACGTTCCGCCTAGCGAATGCGGAGAGTTGGCAATTAAGACGTTGGACGGTGGGCGCATCATGTATGCCAAGGCTGGCGCTGGCGAAAAGTTGGAGCAGCATCAAAACTTCCGCCCCGGCAATCCATGGCACGAATTCACCGAAATGCAGATGCGTCTTGCGTTCCAGCAGATCAACTGGCCGATGGCTATGAGCTGGAAGGGTAACGGCTCAGGTGGAGGCACGGCAGAGCGTAATGCTATCGGCATGGCAGTCCGCGCCGTCAAAGACCGCCAGTCGATTCTTGATAAAATTGCCAAGTGGAGGATCACCCGCGCTCTTGCGTGGGCAATGTCTAGCGGACGAATCCCGCAAAGCTCCGATTGGTATGCATGGGGATTCACTAAGCCTCCATCGCTAACGATTGACGACGGCAGAAGCTCAAAGGAAAAAATCGAGAAGCTCAAGATGGGTATCCTCAACCAAACTGATCTGATCGGAGAGGAAGGAAAATCCCTAGCGGAACACCTCAACGAGCGCGGCGAAGAAATCGCAATGCGTGAATTGAAACGCCGTGAGATGGAATCCAAGTATCAAATCGAGATTGACCCTCGCTATTTTATGATGCTCACACCTAACGAGCAGCCTCCAAAAGAGGAGGTTGAAACAATTGAAACCGTAGAACCTGACGATGATGACTCACCTGAAAATTGAAAACAGATCCGGCAAAGTGAAGCTTGATTCCACCGTGACCGAGAGTTCGATGGACTCTCTAATCGACAAACTTGCAACGCTTTACGGCGACGATGCGGTTAGAAATGAGCTAAAAATCGGAGACTTTACGGCAATCGCTGAAGAATCGCTAGAATCCGTCGAGATCACAATCAACTCCCCAGGCGGAAGCGTAAAACAAGGCTACCGGGCTTATAAAACCATCCTCGCAATGCGTGAGCGTGGCGTAAAGGTCACGGCTCTAATTGTGGGCCAAGCAGCATCCATGGGCAGCGTAATTGCCATGGCAGCGGATGAAATCAAGATGGACACCAAGGCCAAAATGATGATCCATGACGTTTCCCTCATGGCTTACGGCAATTCCGATGACATGCGGAAAAACGCCGACATGCTCGACGAGGTTTCTAACGAGCTTGCCAAACTTTACAGCGCGAAGGTGGGCAAATCTCCTGAATTTGTGCGTGAGCTAATGAAAGCTGAGACTTGGATGGACGCCACGGAAGCAGTGAAAAACGGCTTTGCCGATTCTATTTTTGATGCCAACGATGGAAAAGAGCAAACTTCGTTAGACAAATTGCTTGCAATGTCGCAAGAAACCGTTAGGGATTCGGACATGTCCATTCTTGATAGACTAACATCCCCGTCAGATGCTGAGGCAAAGTCTCGCATCGAAGCTCTCGAAAACCAGATTTCCGCGCACGATTTGGAGATTTCTGAATTCAAATCTAAACTTGAAACCGCTGAAGCCGCTTTGCAAGAAGCGTCTAACTTAGCAGTTGAGAATCGCGAATTGAAAGCTAAAGCCGACAAGATCCCAACTCTTGAGGCTAAAATCACCGAACTTGAAGCATCCAACGAAATCACCGAATCCAAGATTTCCGAAGCTGCTGCCAAACTACTTGCCGCTAACGGTCACAACGAACCACTCAACCTGAGTGAAAAAGTTGTCGAGTCAAAAGCAAAACCTGAACTTTTCGGCCTCGCTCGACTTATCGAAGCTGCCAAAACCAAATCTAACTAACCTAATTTATGCCACAAGCAAATCTACTAGACATCGCCAAGATCAACGGCACTGACACAGTTGTCGGTTTGATCGAGGAAAACCAAACCGTCGCACCTGATGTGATGGCATTTCCAGCCCGCACGATTCGCGGAACGTCATATAAAATCGGCGTCCGCAAATCCTATCCAGGCGTTGGATTCCGTAACGCTAACGGAGGCACGACTTACACAAAGTCTGTCTTTGAAAACCGCCTGATCGAAACCTTCATCCTCTCGGGCAATGTCCGCGCAGACGTTGCAGTTGCAGGCGCTTACGAAGATGGTCCCGAGGCATGGAAACTTATCGAAGCATCCGGCGTCATGGCTCAATCCATGATCGAACTTGGATCGCAAATCTATTACGGCACTGGCACGGATTCCAAAGGATTCCCAGGCTTGCAAGAGATTCACGCTGCGTATTCCGCAACGCTCACCGAACCTCTCACCGTTGACGCTCTCGGCACATCCGCCGGAACCGGATCTTCGGTTTACGGCGTGAAATTCGGACCGCAGGATTGCCAGTTAATCTTCGGCACGGGCAACGCTTTTGAGCTTGGTGATTGGTTCAACCAAATGGTCAATGACGGCACTGCCGGTCAAGACTACCTCGCGCATGTCGCATCCCTCAACGCATGGGTGGGCTTGCAAGTTGGATCAGTGTATTCCGTTGGCCGCATCCGCGACCTAACCGAAGATACCGGCAAAGGCTTGACCATGGCTCTTATTGCTCAACTTCTGAGCAAGTATCCTATCGGAAAACGCCCTGACGCGCTGTTCATGAACCGCCGCTCCGCTTACCAGTTGCAAATTAGCGTTTCGGCTACCAGCAACACCAGCGGGACCGCATCAAACACTCCAATCGGAGAAGTTCCAACATCCGCTTTCGGAATCCCGATCATCGTCACCGATTCGATCATCAACACCGAAGCCCTCAGCTAAATCCTAACGGCTCAATGAATAAAAATTACATCTATCATTCACCGGACGGCGACCGCATCGTCTTTCTGATGAGCAAAAACGAAAACGGCACTGTCGATCTAGCGAAAGCTGACGGCAGTCTCTCAATCGGAAATTGCACAATCGGAAAGGCAATCGGTCAATGTTCCGAAGTATTAGGCGACATCATCGACATCGAGGTTGAAACCTCGGAAGAAGCTGAAATCCCCGAACTTACCAAGGATCAACTGAAGGAATTGCTAGACGAGGCGGGTGTTGTTTATGATGCCCGCCTTGGTAAAGAGAAACTCAAAGAGCTACTTGAATCCATCAACTAACCTAAAATTATGGCTAACGAATTTGCACGAAACATCCAGGACACTGACCTGACCATCACCCGCGCCCTCCCAACCGCAGACGGCACTGTCACAAGCGCCGACTTCGACCTCGGGGCCGATATCTACAAGGGCGAAAACTTTGAGTTGGAGGTTACTATTCCTTCGCTCACATCAACGCTTTTGCCATCCGCTGACACGCTGACCATGACCGTCCAAGGCGGTGCAGCTGTCACGCCAACAACTAGCTTGAACCTCGTCCAGATCACCACTGGCACAGGCTCGACTGTTGCAGAGCAAAAGATCCGCTTCCGGCTTCCTTCCAACTGCCCGCGCTACGTCAACGTGAAATTCGTTGCCGCTGGCGGAACTGGGAACATGTCGGGAGTGTCTGCCACTGCCAAGCTGTTGTTCTAACCGTTCGTTGTGTGTGTTGTGTCGCGGACGGTGGGGAAACCTGCCGTCCGTTTCTCTTTTAATTTATGAGCCTACTTACTGAATTTTCAAAATCCGCGTTTGCCATTGCTGGCGATATTATCGGCAGGGAATCGCTAACCATTGGCAGCGGGCCGTCCATCGGCGGCATAATGAATGAGGCCACGTTTTCCCGTGAATATGAATCCGGCGGATTTGAGCAATCGTCCGCGGTGGATTTTGTTACCGGAATCACGGAGTTCGTCGCTGCATATCCACTTGCCGCAAAAGCATACGAGGGCAAAGTCGTAACGGCTCGCGGCGATACATGGCGCATCGTCTCTATTCGCCCCGGCGCATCGTTCGTTTCAATTTCGCTTTCGAGCACGAATAAATCCGCATGATTCAAGGGCAAATAGATATAAAAGAGCTGGAGCGTTCCTTGGTTTCAACCGCAGCCGCATTTGGAGAGGCTAACGAAACAGGAATTTCCCGTTGGGGTGTTGCGGTTTGCCGTGGGCTAGTGAAAGAGACTCAAGCATGGGGAGACTCTAAAAAAAGCGGAGATCCAAAGAAGAAACAGCAACAAGCCATTATTAAGGATGGGCGCAGGGCATTTGTGGTGGTTAAAAATCCAAATCTTGTCAAAAGGCTGGAAGAAAAAAAGCTGTCTGGATTAGCAACAGCTAACGGTGTTTTCACTTTCCGCCCGCACCAGCAAATGACCGATTCCAAAAACGTGAACGATTTCATCGACATGAATCGCACGACTCGAAGCAATCGCGTTCCGAAGCTGCCGCCTGGGGTAGTGTGCGTAACATCCGAAAAGGTTTTTATGAAAGCGATGCGCGAGCGATTCAAAATGATCGGGCAGGCTAAGGGTGGATGGATTGGCGCAGGCAAGGAGATTCAAAAGCATCAGAAAGTTGGATCACGCATTGCGATTGGCAAAAACTTTGCAGCATACACGCACAAATTTTCCAACAAAGGATCGGCAACTTTAATCAAAAACCAGTGGAACCCGACTGGAATCCTGACAAACTCCGTTGATTACGTCGGCACAGAATACGTTTTGAAAAAATCCGCAATGATGAAGGCGCTCAAAGATGGCGCAGAAAACACGATCAAATGGTATGAAACGGCCATGAGAAAACGACTAAACCGAAGAAAATGATAACCGACACACTACTCGACAACTGGAAAAAGTGGCTGGAATACTCGCTATCCCGCAATCCATCGCCAGCGTCTAACCTAACGATCCAGCTTCGCGATTCCGAGGAGTTGAAAACCTATCCCGGCATTTACCTAGAGGAATCCATGATTGACCGGATGGAATCCTCTGGAGTGGCGGATAGCAATGCATTTAAGGCGCAAATCAAAACCATGCTTGTGACCACTCCTGCAGACGAGGATCAAGCAGGCTCAACCAAGGCCGAACATGACGCTATGCGTGTCGGATTATCCAAACAGGTAGCGTCTGAGCTAGCTTTTGACTGGATGAACGCGCAAATCGGCATTGTTGTTTTTGAATGCCTAACAGGATCACCCGTTACAACCAATGAAGACGGCTACCGAGTCACGACATGGACGACTGAAATGGTGGCGTGTGTTGACAGTTGACATCTAGCGGGAAAACGCTAACGGTTAGGGAACCGCTAGAAACCATTCCCTAATATGTCCGCGAAAAACTTCTCTCTTGCCCAATACGGCGCTGTCAGCGACTCGTCTTCGACTGGTCTTTACATCGGATCAATCGCTTACGCTTACGGCGCAAACAAGGTTGATCTGAAAGATCACACCGACTCAACCGTTGGATTTACCCTATCAGACGACAAAACCGACGTTACCCTTTCGGGCGCAGTTGTAGCCAAAACCACTGGCCTAGTGCCGGCAATCGGTGGCGTTTTAACGCTCGCTAACTCAACCGCAAATAGCCTCACGCTTAACAGCAAAGGATTGTTCACCACAGCCGTGGCCAATGCAGCGGTTGTTGTTACCGGAGCAACCATGACCCGCACGAACAGCGACTTCGAGTCTGGCGATGTGACCGCCGTATTCCATCCAGGCGTCACCACAAACGCGCCAGTGTCCGTTTCCTAACGGGCTAAACAGTATAAAAATATGCAATTCAGAACCGGAGACATCAACCTTTTTGCTGCCTGCATGGCTCTTGGGATTCCACCAGATCCCATTGAGCCTGCTGCGGTCTATCAAAACGACGATGGAAAGGATTACGTTTCGTTTACTCTGGATCACCAATCGCTCTGCGGGATGCACAGCACGAGGGAGATGATGGGCGCATGGGGAATGCGGGCAGCTTTCGAGAGAGAGTTTCCGCACCATCCGTTTCTTGCTTTAATGCAATTCTCTACGATGGCGTTAGGCGCTCGCCGCAAGGCCGACTGGATTGACGCTGGCGCTCGCTTCCTTGGGCTTTCCTACTCCGCATTCGCCCGCGCTTACAACGATATTGGCAGGCTTGAAGCGGAATCTCCTGAGTCTCCCGTCAGTTATATCGCTTGTTTTATCGCTAATCGCCATGCCGCTATCGGATGGGCAAAAAACAGCGTTCCGAAAATTGCAATTTCCAAGGGGAAATCCATGCTCCTCATGGATGCCACCCTATCCGCAAAAAATCAAAGATTCCTTCTATCAAAATTATGAAATCAGAAACCATTAGTCCATCAAACGGGGCGACCAGAAACCACAAATTGGAAACCGGAACATACGGCCACATTAAATGGCTAACCGAGCGCAAAAACAAAACGCTTTTAACAGGAACTGTTGACATGGATTCCGTCGCTGAAATCTGTTTTGCCTACACGACTGATCCTGAAGAGCTTCAGAAATTCAAAGGACCAAAAGCCAAGACGGCGATTGATCGCTTCATGCTTAAAATGCAGCCCGCAGACTTCCTAAAAATCCAAGGGCATGCCGAACGCGAGCTTCTAAAATACGTCGAAACTTCCACCGTCCCAAAAAAGCCTCTGGCGGTGAAGAGCCGCCCGCAAGCGAAGTCTGCCCATGCACGGAAGCGTTAATAGTTTTTGCGCTTGGGAAGAGCGGTCACAACTGGCAGGATGTTCTCTATCGAATGCCGGTTGGATTAGTCAATCAACTGATGGCGTGTTATTGGATGGAAAAAGGCGTTGAAATCGAACCGATAAACAAAGCAGACATCAATCTCGACGTTGAAAACATCGTCAATAAAATCAAAGCCCGCAAAATCAAATTTGACTTCTAACCATGGCAATTTCCACCTCACTCGTCCTTAAATTTGACGGCGCTGCCGTGCAACGCGGTCTAGCGTCTATCAAGAAATCGTTCGCAAAAGTTGGTGATGCCATCAAGAAAATCGGCATTGGAATCGGCGCATTTGCCATCACTGCTGCCGCTGGACTTGCTGCCGCCGCAATCAAGATCAATGCGATTGGAGAATCTGCTGCCGCGAGTGATAGGCGATTGCAAAACATTACGAAGCAGATGGGTTTGTTTGGCGATAAATCCGACGATGTATCCAAGCGACTATTAGAATTTGCCGACGCTCAAGAGCGATTGACGGGAGTTGATACGGTGGTGGCAACGCAGGCAAAACTTATGACATTTGCTGAACTTGCCAAAACAGCAGATCAAGTTGGAGGCGCATTTGACCGCGCAACAATGGCAGCGATTGACATGGCTGCCGCCGGATTCGGATCGGCTGAAGGAAATGCGGTGCAGCTTGGCAAGGCGCTCAACGATCCAATTAAAGGAATCAAGGCTCTTACCAAATCAGGGATTACATTTACTGAAAAGCAGCAGCAAATGATTACCGCTATGGTTGAAACTGGCAAAATGGGACAGGCTCAAAATATGGTTTTGAAAGCTATTGAAACGCAGGTCAAAGGCACTGCCACTGCCACATCCACCGCAAGCGGACGCATAACCCAATCCTTTAACCAAATTGTTGAAGCGTTTGCCATTCCATTTTCTGAGAGTTTTAACGGATTGCCGGGAATGCTTGAAGGTGTTTTTCCTTCTCTAATTGCCAAAGCTGAAGAAGCTGGAGGATTTGTGTCTGATGCTATTTCCGAGGCTATCGCCAGCGATACCACCAAGCTGGAAGCAATCGGCGTTTTGATTGCGGACGTTATTGGCGCTGCCATGGTTTCCACATTTGAAATTGCCGCAGCAAAAATGATGGGAGTAGTTTCAAAATTCTTTTTTGGTGAAATTGGCGGGATTCATGCCGGAGCATCAAGGCAAACCCAAGACGAGTTCCAAGAGTATATTGACGAAATGACAAAAAACAAAGTCTCTGGAATCATCAAATACAACACATCCGAAGCCATGGCTAGATATCGCCAAACTATCGGAACCCAATCAACTCTCGGCAGGGAGCGTGAGCAACAAGCCCAAGTATCCGCCATGCAGCAAGCTGGAAAGACATTCGCCGCCGCTGGCATGCCTCAATCGCAAAGAACGCCGGGAACGTCGCCAGACATCCTCTCCGCAATTTCCTCGATCCCTGACATGGTGAGACAAACCATCGTTGAGTTGAAAAATGTTAACAGAAGCCTAGCACCAACGCCATGAGTGGAAAAATTTATCTAAATTCATCGACCAAGTTCATTCCGCAGAAGGATTTCGCTGTCCAGCAAACGGAGAACGGAGGTATCGAGGCAACACAGACGTTCCTTTGTCGCTACACCAGCCTTGGCACTGCCGATTTAACGCCATTCAGGCGCGGAACTCGTGCAGATGCTCTTTGGCCGGACGTGCCGTCAATCTACCGTGGTCTGCGTGTCAAAACTGCGATTCCTAACCACCACGAGGGAAGCGGGATGTGGGAAATCAAAGTGGTGTTTACCGGCACACTTTTTGCGTTTTCCACAAGCCCAGGATCTAGCGGGGCCGAGCAAACCGTTCCGACGTATTCTTTAAGCGGAAATCTTGAGGAGGCTCCGATTAACGAGCATCCGAAGTGGCAGGATCTAGGCGATGATGAAAAGTTGGCGCTTGGAATGATTCTGAATGGATCACTAAAGCCTAGCGAAAACTTCACGCAAGCAGGCGAATACTATGGCGAGGATTTGACGCCAGATGGATTTAGCCCTCTAGAAAACGGAACTGGTCCGATTACATTTTCAGGCAATGCCCTCATTTTCTGCAAGATGATCGCGCAAGGCAAGACGACTTACAAAAAGCCTTCATACACTTGGACAGTTAGGGAGGAATCCGCCTACGGTTTCAGTTCTGGAGAGCTTGCACAACTTGGCAAATTCACAAATCCTCCCGGCAATCCACCGAATCCCGGCAGCGGGTGGAAATGGATGCTAACCGGACCAAGCCAAGAACAATCCGGCGAAGGTAGATTCTTCAAAGATTCAACTTATATGCTTGTCGAAAATAACGAAATCAACAATTTCCTCCACGGATAAATGAACATCAAAGCAAAAGGATCGGTTAACATTCCAAGAGTTCCGCGAAATCTCGGGGCGCTTATGCAATGGTCAAAAAGCGTGAACGCAACGTTGCAACAACTGCGTGACAGAACATGGACGGCTCCATCGGTATCAACAAGACCAGGTGTAAAAAAGCCAGTTGCGTTTGAGGTAAAACTCAAAAAGGACGGTGATGCCAATCTCGCAACAATTACGCCGGGATACGTTAGATTTGTAAATCCAAAGGCTACAGCTGATTCGGTTATCAAGGATTGGCTACCGGAGGACATGGATTTAGACCCACCTACCGAGCACGAGGTTAGTGATGGTCAGGCTTTGTTTGTAAAAGTGGTAACCGACAAGCGAGGCGAACCTACTGCCGTCACAATCACCGTGGATAGCGTGGGCGTCACTTCAATCCATTACGTTCCACTTCCAGACGATCCAAATGACGTATCGCTGAACGGTGAGTATTATTACAAAATCGCTGAATTTTACGTTGAAGGAGAAATTCTGAAGGCAAAACAATTTCAGTCTGGCGGGCCAATTGTCCATCTAGCGGATTTATGGGAAGGTAAAAACGTGGGTGATGGGGAATACAAGGTCTACAAACAAATCGACCCAAGCGAAGCCACGTTTGATTTCAGAACGATCAAACAGGAAGGGCTTTCCATTACGGGCGCAATTGGCGTTTTAAAAGCCGCAGAAGATCCGCCGGGAGACATTATTCCATTTCGGGCTATAGCCGCGAGGCCGAGCCAAATGCAGATCAATGTCGAATTGTCTGGAACCGACGCGATCATCATTAAAGGTAATGATTACGATCAGACAATTACGCTTCCCGGTGGTGGCAGCATCAAAACGACTGACGGGCTTGTTGAAGATATGGTCGCGCCGACCGCGGGATCGTCATTTACGGTTAGAATTTGGGAGGGATCGTTGGATTATGATTCAGAAAATAATTTTATCGGATTTGATAAAGCGAACAATAACACCATTTATTTTTTGGACGGAATCGCAAATCTCACTCTTCCATCAGGAGTCTCTCAGCCCACTCCGATCCTTGACGTTGCTTGGATTACAAACGAACCTGGACCATAATGCTTACAAATTACTTAAACCGCTTCTCAAAGCCTTGACAGCCTAACGGTTTCCGGTTAGGCGTAACCCATGAATCTCACCGGAACAGAGGTTAGGGTTGGCATGACCGCCGCCGCCAACGTCTCAAGCGTAAATACCACGGGCAGCGTGACAATCGGCACACCCGTCGCCGCGCTGGTTTACACGGACGCGCCAACCGTGGCTTATTCGCTGCGGATGGATATCGCAAGCGGAGAAACACTGACGTTAGATATGGCGACTGGCGCGGTGACTGGGGCCGATCCTGGCGTCTTGCAGGTTGAAACCGCCACCGTAATTGCTGCCGCTGGCGCTACCACTGCGGGAGACGCTACGGTTATTGTAACTGCCGCAAATCTAGCTGGCTCGCCGCTGACAGTTTCCGTGCCGCTACTTTTGACTGATAACACTGCTTCGCTTGTTGCGACAAAAATCCGCGCCGCTCTCACCGCAAATACCGCAATATCTTCGATTTTCACCGTTGGAGGAACATCCGCCAACATCACTTTGACAGCTAAAATTGCCATTGCTAACGATCCGACGCTGAATATCTCAATCGCTAACGGAACTTGCGCCGGAATTACTGCCGCGCCAACAAGCGCGAATACCACTGCGGGAGTTTTAAAAACTCAAGCTTATCGGATCTCAGGCGCGGTTTGGGATGAAACGGATTTTGAGGGCGAGCCATTGCCAGCGATGACCAAGGCTCATTGCGTAAATGTCAAAAGAATTGGCAGCGGTGTTGGCGAATTGAGCATTGCAACTTCGCTTTTTACAGCGGCAATTAAAAATTCATCATCGTTAATTATTTTTGATTCAAACGGCAATTTATTGTTAGCGAACGATTCTGTTTTTTTTAGTTCTGCAATTGGAGACGCGTCTTTCACAATTGACATTCACGCTGGATGACCTGCCCCGAAACATACCTCCCGATCACGCTCAACGTTTTCCCCGCGATTACGTCTGGCGATATGTATCCAACGGGCTTGGAGTTTCGCGAGGATGCCGAGGACGCTGACCTTGCAAGCGTGACGTGCATTTTTTACGCAGACCCGGCGCAAACCTCGCCTAGCCTCACTCTGAGCAGCGCATTAGGCACGATCACCATTGACTCCTCAACCGCTGGCGACTGGATTTTCACCATCCCGGCTTTTGTTATGACGCTCGCCGCAGGGAGTTATTTCTACCACATCCGCACCACGGACGTTGAGGACGCGAAACGCACGATCCTGAATGGAATCCTAACCGTTGCACCAGCACTATGAGTCTCACCATCCTACGCAACGATCAGCCAATCAGCGGGACGATCACTGAAGTGGTCA